TTACTCGTCCAGCAGAATCACTTTGCCAATATACGGCAGATGACGGTAACGCTGTGCGTAATCAATGCCGTAACCCACCACAAACTCATCCGGGATCGAGAAACCGATAAATTCTACCGGGACGTTCACTTCACGACGGGACGGTTTATCCAGCAGCGTACAAATCGCCAGCGACTTCGGTTCGCGCAGGCTTAAGATCTCACGCACTTTCGACAGTGTATTCCCCGAGTCGATGATATCTTCAACAATCAGCACGTCCTTGCCACGGATATCTTCATCCAGATCTTTGAGGATTTTCACATCACGGGTGGTGGACATGCCGCTACCGTAGCTGGAGGCGGTCATAAAGTCGACTTCATGAGATACCTGAACTTCACGGCACAGGTCCGCCATAAACATAAATGAGCCACGCAGCAGACCCACCAGCACCATATCGCTGCCGCTGTCTTTGTAACGCTCAGTAATCTGACGACCCAGTTCGGCGATACGCGCTTTAATCTCCGCTTCGGGGATCATTACTTCTACAGAATGTTTCATAATTCGTATATCTCACTGATATTTATCAGTTAATTACCACTTTCATTAGGCTTATCTTGTCAATGTTGATACACCGATTGATATACGGTTTTTTGCACAACGACATATACACCGGAAAGCACAGGAACAAGAAAGGGGAGAAGTATAACAGCACCTGATAAGTAATGATAAAGCTAAGAGCATTCGTGATAGTTCGTTACCCCCAGACGACAAAAAAGTCGTCTGGAGTCTAAGACTAATCGGTAGAATTTTTGCGGTCAGCCGGCGCAAAATTGCGTTGGCTAAATTCACTCAAGCAATTTGCCGTTTTGTAACGCATTGTTTTTGTAGCAAAGAGTAAAATTGCGCTTTGTATCAAACTCCTCCGGGCATAACTTGATAGTCTTTTCGATATCACGAATTACGTTATCAGGTCGCGAAATTCTCCAGAGCGCATTTTTGCACCGTCGAGAAAATCAATGACTTAAGGATTCCAGTATTACCGTCTCGGCGGGGTTTTCCTCCAGACAAAGGCCGGCAGATCGCTGGCGTAATCTTGAGTATTCCGGCGCATCTCCAGAACGGTGGCGCGGGCGCGGTTAAACGTCTCCATAATCTCACGGCGATCGGCTCCGGCATGGTGTTGTCGGTACTGCCGTGTTATGGCACTGACTATGTCGAGTTCTTTGCGGGTCAGTTTCATCAGAAATACTCCTTAAATTATCAAATTCCACCAGCCACGCTTTCCAGTGCCGCTTTGTGCTCATCGCTCATCGGTGTATCAACATCACCGAACTCCAGGAGATACACACCAAAGCTCATCAGGCAGGCTACAGCCGGATCGATTTTGTTCGGTGCTTTTAATTTGTTGGGTTTCAGGTTGTGGTTAGCATCAACCATCATCACTACGTTACCCATCGCCCAGGCTAATACCGGATCGCCATTGTGCTCGATGCGCTGGCGGGCGGCGAAAACCTCCAGACTTTTACATACAGGGTTATAGCGGGCGAAAGTTTGCGGGAACGGCTCTACATCCAGCCCGTAATTTTGTAGCTGCGTCCGTAGCTGCGTGGCGTTCCAGACGTCAAAGCCGATTAATTTCAGGCTGAAACGCCCGCTATCTGCGAAAATATCATCCCGGATGCGGTCATAGTCGATGCAGTTCCCCGGCGTGGCGGTGATCCAGCCCTGCTTTACCCATGCCCTGTACACATTGCGGTTTTTGTTCGCCGGATCTTCCAGCACGGCTTCGGGGATATAGTGACGCGACAGAACACGAACCTTATCGCCGTGAGGGAAGGAGTAACAGACGCTTGTAATGTCGTCGGTGGAAGAAAGATCCAGACCGGCGAAGCATTCCCGCCCCGCCATATCATCAAAAGAAAATTCCGCCGCACAATCGGCCCACATTCCCGCCCCCATCCATGCGGTAGTACCGTTGCACCAGATGTTAAAACGTTTGGTTAGCATTTCGTTCCACTCGGACGGGATACCCCGCGCCTTCTGGATGGTATCGGCCAGTGCATCCGCCAGCACGCTTACCCCCAGATTGGGATTGGCTTTTCCCCAGGCGGCGGGATCGTCAATTTCCTTTTCATCGTCCAGTTCGTAGATCAGCGCAAAAATACTCTCGTTTTCCTCTTCCCCGGACAAAATCTGTTTGCAGTAGTCGTAAAGCTGCTTGCAGGCCGAAACAGTATTTGTACCTGCTGTGGTAATGGCGAATAACAGCCCTTCCGGGCGCGCGCCCATTCCCAGCTCCAGCGCGGAGTAAACCGTGTTATCCGGGTGAAGGTGATACTCATCCACAATTGACAGGCTGGGGTTGGTGCCCTCAATGGTGGAGGACTTCGCCGCCAGTGGCTTAAGCAGGCTGTTTGTTTTTGGGTGTGTGATTTTATGCTGCTGAATCGCCAGCCGCTTTTTGAACGGGGCGGAAAGTAAGCACATCTGGCGGGCATCATCAAACACGATCCGCGCCTGATCACGACTCACCGCCGCCGTGTAGATATCCTGCTGCCCCGCCTCTTTGAGCAAAAACCAGTTAGCCAGAATCGCGGCCTTGGTGGATTTGGCGTTTTTACGCGGGATCACAATCAGGGCGCTGCGGTACTTGCGCCGCCCGGTGGCTTTCACCTTAAAGCCCAGAATGTTAGCAAAGGCGAACTGCTGCCACGGCTCGAGTAAGATCGGCTTGCCTCTCAGTGGGCCTTTAACGTGCGGACAATATCGGGAAAACCTGATAAATCGCTCAACAATGGCAGCATCAAACAGATAAACAGGGTTGTTTAAGTCCGAAAAGTACCGGGTTACGGCTTGTTTTAACGCGTTACAGGCGGGTATTTTGCCCTCTTTAACGTCAACGGCGTACTGATGCCAGACGTGATTAACCTCCATTTCGTACCGCCTTACACATCGTCAAAGCCGTCATTGTCGTCAGTTTCTGGCGGATTACGACGGCGCGACACCGGATCGAAGCCCAGCAATTGTGACATTTTAATCAGTACCCGTTCGGCGTCGGATTTGGCGCTTAACGCCGGGTTACGACTGCGGCCACCATTGGCCCCTTCAATGGAAAAACCGTGGTTTTCAATATCTTCAACTGCACGGCGATAAACGGAATAATTCACGCAGTACAATTCCAGATTTGACCAGTCGGCGGGGGTAATGTCCTCGCGTTCGGCCAGTAGCTTCGCTTTATTTTTCCACTGTGCCGCCGCCACCTCATTAAGGTACTTCGGCGGACGTTCGACTTTTGCCATTAGGCTTACATCCTTCTTTCATCACCTGCCACGCCACTTTTTTCAAAAAATCGTCGCGCATAAAAATTTGAGGGGGCGGCGGTACTTTAAAGACTTCGTTTTTGCCCGAAGCCCTCCCCCCAGCCCCTGTCAGCGCTCAGGCTGGTTTCTCATCGCCGCCCTGATATCCCGCTCGCGTTCATTCGTGTGTTGCCCCTGCTGCGGCTGGCGTCGTCTGGTGAAGGCGTTGCGACTGCGGGTTAGCCCCTGAATCATCCGGTTTATGTCCTGTTCGTTCATGATTTCGCACCATATCCGCGTTTATCGATCACTCTGGTTTTCCAGCTATGGCAATCCCTGCATAGCCCCTGATGGTTGGTTGTCTTCCAGAACAGGGGATCGCGCTGGCCGTTCACCGGTGTAATGTGATCGACCACGGTCGCCGGGGTGAATCGCCCCTCACGCAGGCAAATCACACACAACGGGTTAGCACTCAGGAACTGCGCACGATAGACGCGCCAGCGGTGGTCATAGCCGCGCTGCGCTGCCGTTCCCCGCTGGTCGTCTTTCTGCCGGTGCTCATCGCAACGCCCGGATGCCACACGGTGACGGCACCCTGGAAAGGTGCAACGGCGTAAAGGCTGGTAAGGCATCAGTAAACCCCCGGATCGCGGTAGATGCTCCACAGGCTGTCTATTGCCAGCGGAACTTCGGTTAAGGGCGTGGCGCTGGTCGCTTCCCGGTTCTCGTACAGGTGCCCAACGTACATCAGGCAACCGGCATGAATGGCGGGCGTAAACTCCAGGCCGTTATCAAAGCTTTTGCCGATATGCTTCTGGCAAACCTCTAACGCCGCATCGATGTACAGTTGCAGGATTGAATCATCATCGTCGCCATCAATACGGCAATGCTGCTTTGCCTCTTCCATAGTGATTAATTCACTCACAGTTTCTTACCTCCCTTACACAGCAGCTCCAGCCGGGTGGCTTTCTCATCGGGAATAGCCGACTGAATATCGAACGCCAGCGGCTCACGGCCTTTTTCCTGCCACACCACGCGGTTAACACTGGTTACATCAGGGCGGTAGCGCATCCAGATTCGATAAGTCACCTCTGACATTTCGGCCCCGCTCGCCATCAGTTCCCGCCCGCTGATACCTTTCACTTCTGCCCAGATCGTCGCCACATCGCCCCATGTTTCTACCGGTTGCCCGGACGGTGAGCGGGTGATCGTGGCCTTCTGGATCGTGACGCGCTGCCTTAGCCCTCCTCCTCTCACTGGCCATCCTCCTTGCTCACGTTGCTGTCCTTACTGCTGACCTGTTTCCACGCCTGGCTGAACTCATCACCACCAGCATACGGCGGCATACCCTCGCGGGCGCGGGCTTCGTTGGGATTCATAAAGCCTGATTTGATGGCCGTGCCGTAGGATTCATAACGTTCTTTCGGATTTGCGCGTAACAGATCGTAGGTGTCGAACTCGATAAAATCCGACTCAGGCAGGAACAGCGATTTTTTAAACTGCTGCTCAAAGTTGGTTAGCCACGGGCGTAAGGTCTGGGTTAGAAAGGCGCGCGTCGCCTCAGAAAAGTTGTTGTAGTTGCTGTGGCTGTAGTCCTGCAAAAAAATCGGGGAAATATTAAAAATGCGGGCGATATCGCTGATCGTAAAATTCCGGCTGGATAACCATTCTGCGTCCTGGTTACTCATGCCCAGATTTTCAAACTTCATGCCGCCTTCAAGGATCGGCGTTTTACCGGCATTCTTCGCCCCCTTGTAACGCTCCAGATTCTCCAGCGCCTTCTTGCCTTTGGCTTCATCGAACCACACCGGAGACGTGATCACGCCAGAGGCCATCATCCCATTTTGCATCATTGCCCCGCCGTGGCGCTGCTGCGCCAGCCCCAGCCCGATAGCATCCCGGCAGACCGTCACTGGCGAGCGCCCGATCCAGCCATCGTCCGACATATGGCGCATATGGAACATTTCGCCGGGAAGATAGGTTTTCATCGTGCCATCCGGCCAGGTCACGTCATACACAAAGCGATGACGGGCATTCACCCGACGCAGACTGACCGAACGGGAAGAAACAGGAATAAGCGCGGAAGGCTGGCCGCTGCGCTCCCACTGGATCACCGCATAAGCGTTACCGCTTAACAGACAATGGCGCATCATGGTGCGCTTGAACTGGAAAGGCGTCTGCCATTCGTTCGGCTGCTGCGTAATAAGCTGGCCTGCGGCCGAACCAGTTACGCGGTCTTTAAGCGTGCCTTTCATGCTGAACAGGTAGCAGGGCATCGCGGCCACCGCTTCACTGATAGCGGCCACGGCATTCATCACGGCCGGAAGGCTTTCCGCCGTACTGGCGTTCACTGCTTCCCCGGAAGCGGTGTTACTGCCGCCCATCATCGCGATCACATCGTCGGGTGACAGGCTGCGGGATTCATCCCGTTTTCCAAAAGGCCACCAGCGCATATTACAACCCCGCCAGATCGACCCAGAAACGGGCATTACTATTTTGCGCAGGGTGCCGCGCCCGTTCCAGCGAACGCAGGGCGATAGCCACATCACTTTCACTGTAAGCCGGTGTGGCTGTTACGGTAATCTCCAGCAGCTCCGCCGCCGTTACCGTGCGGTTACAAGGATTCTGGTTAAAATCCCAGATTTCCTTTGTGGCCCGGAAGCCAAACGACATGCCGGAAAGATCGCCACGTTTCACCAGTGCCAGCAGGTCGCGCCCCGTCTGGGTGTCAGGCGGATCAAGTTCGAAGCGTAAGCCGGTGTCATCCTCGCTTAACAGCAGTGTGCCGGAGGTGGTGCGGCCCAGCAGCCCTTTATAATCGTGCTCATACAGCGCCCGCACATCGCGCCCGGATGCCAGGCTATCTTTAAACGTATACGGGGCGAACATCTCGTAAAACTCACCCCAGATAAGCTCGGATCGGCTGTTCCAGCGCACCACATAGCCCACCAGCTTTTCATTGCTGGCGGTGAGTTCCGCTGTACGGATTTCAAAATCAGTATTTTTCATGCTCTTACTCCATCAGGCAAAAAGGGGCCGAAGCCCCACTGGTTACGCGATTTCCAGTACCTTGATGGCGCAGGAGTCCACCACGCCGCCGCCCAGATATTTATCGGTATTGACCTTATAAAATCCAGGTTCAGTGATGTTGTCCGGGCGCGTGCGCACGCCGGTTTCATGATCCACGATGTAATAGCCGCGTTTGAAGTCGCCCACGGCCAGACACGCTTTACCGGCTTCGGCATCTGGCATGGTTTCGAGATATTCCACCGGACGGCCCAGCAGCATATCGGGGGCATCGGCGGCCAGACGGTCACGCCAGATATAATCCCCGTTGCCGTTTTTCAGCTTCTGGAGTGCGGCGGCGGTGTTAGAGTTCATCGTCCAGACCGCATTTTTACGGTATTTCTATTTCAGCTTATAAAGCAGGTCGATCACCGCATCAGAAGAGATTTCCGCCACAACATGCTTTTGCAGCGTACCGAATGCACGGGTTTTATCGTTGGTAATAGCCAGAGGGTAATTCAGGAAGCCTTTAGATTTTTTCGCCCCATCGCCGCTCACCAGATCGGTATCTTCGGTTTCGGTGAAAGTATCGGCCACTTCCTCAGACAGCCAGCCCAGAATATCCACTTCGGAGAAATCAAGAATTTCCTGGGTAGTTTTTGGATAGGCATAAATCGGATACAGCGGGATGGCGACCTCTTCCAGTTTAGGCGTTGCGGTTTCAGTGCGCGTGCCGCTTTCCTCGCTATGATTGACCCCGGCCCCGCCCACGGACACCAGCTTTTTATAGGTGCCGCTGGAAGTGGTTTTGACCGTACAGATCCGACGCATAACGGAATCATCCGTAACGCGGCGCATGATCTCTTTATCCAGTTCAGGGATGACGGTATAACCACCATCCGCGCCAGTGGCGGTGCTCAGGGTTCGGGTTTCGCCGGTGGTGATGTAGTTGCGCAGTTCGGCATTGCTCACCGTGCTGCGGGTAGCTTTATCATCTTCGGGCTTTTTGCCGTCCTCGCGCTCCTGGTCAATCAGGTCTTCATATCGCTGGATTTCTTCGTTGAGCGCGTCAACTTGCACCTTGATGGCATCGAACTGTTTAACCTCATCGTCAGACATTGAACGTTTTTCGGATTCAGCTTTATTCAGAATGGCCCGCATCTCGGCGGTTTTGGTGGTTTTACTGCGGCGCAGTTCAATCAGTTTTTTCATGTGTGGTTTCTCGCAAAAAATAAGAGGAGACGTGAAACCAGCACGGAAGGGAGATGATCCCCCGGAAAAGGAACCGTTGCAGATACGGCAGGAAACCGGGGGATCGGTGGCGGCTCACGTCTGAGTGCCACCCGTTAACATATACATGAAAAAGTTGAAGTAAATAGCCTGTTTCCGGCGTGAACAACGGTGAAAACAGGCGAACAAATAATTTACAAAACTATTTTCTTAATGAGTCCCTCAGATTTTTATCACGCATTCCGTCAGGTAATTCACGGCGTATTTTTTGCAGGTGCGCGATAAATAAATCCAGTTGCTCACCATCGGCAGCAAGCACCATACCGCTGAATGCATCAACCAAAAAACCATGACAATCAATATGCACTATCGCTTCATTTTTGAGAGCTTCGGCATAATCAGACAGGCCCATGTCCTGAAAATTATTATTCATTCCATAAAATTCGCGATATTCCAGAACATCCTTAAAATTAAACATCATTAAAATCCTCGTAAATAAGAAAAAATAAACTTATGTGCTCAAACTGTCTACCTGTCTACCCCCATGAAATTTACTATTATTTTCATTAAGTTAAGTGGTAAACACTTACCCTTTGATGTATCTACTACTCTCTACCAGACCCTCTACTTATAAATGTAAGATAGTCACATAAGCGATTGAATTTGTTCCAGAGTGCTTTTTTGCACTTTGGCTTTTAGAGCTTTAATAAAAAATAAAGTAGATACAGAAGACACTTAGTCTCTTACTGTCTACCAGGTATCTACCAATTTAACTCACTGATTTATATATCAATTAATTATCTGGTAGATACGGTAGACAGTTTAAAGACTATTTTTAATTTTCCTCGTTAAGTTCAGTATTAATACCCGTTGCCGCCGGAAGCCATGTATCCGCCTCATCCTTTAACCGAACGTTTGAAATAGTGCGGCCTTTATCTGGTCCCCTGGTGCATTGTCTGCGCTTATACTCCGCGCCATATTCAGCCATCGCCCCCGGCATATCAGTACCAAAGCGGGTCAGTGATACTGGCTTTCCCAGACCATGCGCTGACATATATGACAGATAGGCGTGATAGAGATAACGGCGCGGGCTGAATGGCGTCATTTCCGCATTACCCACAATCATTCCCTCACATTCAAGCAATGCCATCAGATAGCCGCAAAAGTCCACCAGCGAATCACCTTCGCGCTTAATGGCTAAGGCCTCCTCGGATTTACGCTGTTCAGCCAGTAACTGGCGGGCGTCGTCCTGCCTGGTAAAGCGGGTTAACAGATGGCGGATGATGACCGGTAATTCCGCCTCGATTTTCTCCACCAGCATAGGATCGCGGTCTTTCTCGTTCACAACCTCCGGGAAGTTGAAAATCACCCGGCGGCGGGAGATCCCCCCACTGCGGTCACTGAATGTCATCGCGTTGTTATTAACCGCCAGCACCACAGCGGGAATACGAATGGAATACGGCGCTTTATGCTTCGGATCTATAGATACCCGGTCACCACCTGTTATGGCTTTAATGCCTGCGCCATCTCCGGCGTAACGGCTCATATCCGGCAAGATAATCAGTGAATAACCAACCACCAGCGCCCTTTCGCGTGGTACTTCCAGCGCGCCCATACTCGCCGACACCGTGTTACCCTTGCCGGCCAGCATGGTACAGATTTCCGCCATAACGCTTTTACCGCTGCCACCCGGTCCCGTCACTTCAAGGAACAATTGCCAGTCGTAGCGGTTAGCCAGCACCATAAACAACGCGGCCAGAAGACGATCCGATTTTCGGGCATCTTTCGCCGTCGCATGTTGCAGCCAGCGCCAGAAGTTAGGCGCGTGAGCTTCCAGGCTTTCGCCGTTCTCTGGCTGGCAGAAATCAACATCACTGGCTACAAGCAACCAGTCATCTTTGTCATGCGCCCGGAATTGTGCGGCGCGGGTATCAAATACACCATTACGAAATCCGATAAGGTGGCGGGCTGGCGCTCCCATCTGCGGAAGGCTTAACTTCATGGCATCCACCGCATTTTTTACACTGGCGGGTGAATAGGCGATATCTGCCTTAATGAAGATCCGCGCCATTACTCTTTGCAGTTCCTTATCCTGCAACGGTTTCCAGACCATGCCGTTATAGTGGTGAACGGTGTCGGAATCACCATCAATTGCCAGATCGTTACCATAATGCGCCGCCAGCACATCACCGCGCTGACTCGGCCCCATCTGGTTAAGTGGCAGCGTCACGGCCAATTCCTGTTTGATCATTTGCGCCACCGGACCGACTTCACCACGCACATGCTCTCCGCGTATCCGGTTAAGGTAGTCGCGCCAGTCTTCCGGGTTCTGGTCAGGTATCCCCTTATATAATTTCGCTTCCTCTACGCCCGCCAGCGCCAGTTTTTCAGCAATGGCGTTAATCAGGACAGACTCGATATCTCCGGCAAGATAGATGCGAACATACTTACGCCCCTGGTCGATAATGCGCAGGTTCGCCAGCTCTGCCAGTTGCTTTGTCCCCAGCCAGACAGGCGGTGTTTTATCTGCGGCAATTTTTAATCCCCAGCCTTCTTCCCATGTTTTAGCGTGAGCGAAGGCATCAGCCCCGGCAAAGATAACCACCGCAACATGTTTATCTTTCGGTTGATGTTTAAGATTCGGCGCGTTCTTCATACCAGCCCCTTATCCCAGCCAGCCGATCCAAAGGTAACCGGCAAACTATGACGCAGTTCGGCGGCGCGTTTACGGCCTCTGGCGATGGCTGCAGCCTGATATTCCTTGCTCTCTTCCGGGAGGAAAGAAAATTCACGACGCAGGCGATCCGGTGAGCATACGCATTCATGTTTGTACCCGTCGCGGATATACATCACGCGGTTTTCTTCCACCTTGCAAATAGTGATTTTGATACCCCAGTTATCTTTCCAGCGGGTGTTAATCTCAATTAAAGGGTGAGTTTTGCCCTCAGGTTTAACCTGATTGATTTTTTTAGCCATTATTTAATGCCTTATTTAGCCGGAAGAATTACCAGGTAGCCCGCAAGTTATTACGATTCCCGAACACCTCATTGCCCCACTGCGTGATGTCGTCATGAGTCAGCCTGGTGGCAACAATCCCCCACATAGATTGATCTTCTTCTGCGTAAAACTGATGGTTAACCGGGCAGGCCGTATTAAGTTTGGCGACAAATGTTAAGGACCATGCGCCGGAAAGCTGGCGGCGGGCATCCTCTTCGGTATCAGCCTGTGTGCGCATAACAACAGGGGGCTGGTGGTCGGCGTAGATAGCCTGAAAAAGCCAGGTGAACTTATTCATGATTGCCCCCTGCATCTGTGGTTTTCAGTTCTTCTTTCCACTGGTCGGCCAGCATATTCACCAGGTCATGCAACAGCCCGGTAAGCGGCTGGATCAATTCGGGGGGCAAGGCATCAACAGACAGCACCTTTACCAGTGCTTCGCAGTATTCCAGCGTCAAACTATTATCAGGCCAGTAAGCCTCCAGGCTAAGTGGCAGTGTTGTTTCCGCGACTGGTGAAGACTGGATATCCGCATCACAAGCCAGCTTAAGCGCGGTCAGCCCCGCCGCTAATGTCTGGCATAGCGCATGGTGTCCGGCGGCGTCGTGGCATTCAACCAGTTGGCACACCTGCGAGGCGCACATATCAGCAGTGTGAAGCAGGTAAGCAGCAGCGGTAATTGGCTTATTCATGATAAGCCTCCGATACTGGCAGGCGACCAGCAAAAGAAAGCACGTAGCGGCCCACCAGCATAAGACGCGCTTCGCGTTCGCTGGTAGCAATAACTTGCTCACGGTGTGGCCTGGCGTTCTGATCGGCACGGGATAAGGCAAGGAAGAGAAACACGCGATTTTCAGGGCGCGCGGATGTGGTACTATTAGCGGAAGCCATAGCGTTACCTCGGATAATGTTGTGGTCAGAAGCTCGCAAGTGTTGGTAGCACTCGCGGGCTTCGCTGTTTTAAGTTGCTTTACATTTTCATGGTAGTTACCATTGATAATAACTTTACACTGGTGGTAACTACCAATGCAACAATCCAAGGCAAAAAAAGATTTTGACCGATCAGGCAGTACAATGAAGCACATACGCTTTGAAGATGAACTATTGGCGCAAATCAACGCAGCCGCAGGGCAAGGGCAATTCAGCGCGTGGGTGAAAGATGCTTGCCGAGAAAAATTGCGAGCAAAAGGAATCGAGCCAAAAGGTTGATTTTGTTTCGAAGCTATTTTTAGAGCTTTGCTCACGATTTGACCACCAGCGATCAGCCTGGTGATATGAATAGGTTTAGTGTCATTGCACTGGCGGCCCGGCAAGGCCGCCTTTGTTTTAATCAACATCAGTGGTTTTCCTCAACCGTTCAAAACTGGTGACAAAATAGCTTTGTGCCTGTTTTCAGGCTGATCGAATCCCTGCCCGGTGAGGGCATTTATTTTTTTCATCGCTATTTACCTGTTATGAATTATGCGGATTTGCGGCTGTAAGGGTTATTTACGTTCTCAACGGTTGGCGGATTGCGCACCCACCAGAGAACGTCCGAAAGCAGCCAGGCGCAGGAATTACGACCAAAGTGGCAACGCGCCGGAAAGCGGCCTTCTTGTTCCATTTTCCAACGTGTAGAGCGGGAAAGGCTGGTTATCTCGATACACTCATCCTCACGGATGCGACGTTCGAACTTGAAGCCATATTCTTCCAGAAGAGCGCGACGCTGTTCGGCATTCGGTGGGGTAAAGATAATATTAGACATGCTGTCTCCATTGTTTCATTGCTTTCGGGCAAATACTAATGGATGCATACTCAGTAATTCCAGCAAGTCTGGAATCTTTTGAAACAGGTAACTATTCCAGTGAAACATAATAATTCCAGTGAAAAAAATATCCCTTGTGTTTATCATTCAATACAACATGTTATTGCATTAATTCCTAACGTATCTCACTGAAAACAAGCAAAAAATAGCATAATTCGCAAATTTTGTGGATTATGCAGATTATGCAGATTATGCAACGATACCCAACATGAGCTTTGTTGTTGATTGTTCATCATTCCATATCATCGTTCACTGACAACAACGCGGAGGCATCAGAAAATTTTTTATAGACGGTAGATTTTGATAATCCTCTCTTTGATATTTTCTCATCGTCAGCAATTTTAATAATATCATTATAAATAGCAGATGTTATTGGTTTATCAACACTGCCATATGAGTGTCCTATTTTTTTAGCCAGTAGCTTGGCCATTAAACCAATCAACTTTGCTGAATTATCTTGTTCATCTTCTTTGCGATGTAACCCCCGCTGATTACGACTTAGCTCAACACCTTTGAGATATAATTCCTCTCCCCCAAGAACTAATAACAGATCTTTACCGTTTTTTTTACCAGCTATAGAAGCAACCGCTTCAAGGCAACGCCGCTTGATAGGCTCAGGGGTTAGTTCTTCGTCTATCATTGGGTAAGCCATTGCGAACATGTAATCGGCTGACTGTGGTACTGTATACCCCCCTTTAAATACCCCAGATGACTGAAACCACTTTCCTATGTGCTTATAATAAATATTATATGCTTCGATTTTATTATCTGGTATTTCTGCGGTTTTTAAATCTGGACTTTCACCACATAGCAACAATGAGAGCTGTTTAATATTTAGTGCTGGTGTTTTAGCTTCCCTTTCAAAAATGCCGAGTTTAATAAAACTAACCATCTCAAGCTCCTCTATTCAACATGATAATATTAGATGAATCCATGATTAACAGTTCTAAACGTTCATACCATTTATTCAACGCGTCCAGCTTCTCCGGCAGATACAAACTACGGTTATAAATCGCCATCACTCCCGGCAAAGCATGGCCTAACAGCAGCTCGACGATATGCGGCGCAATCCCCATATTGTTTAGCCCTGTGGAAAACGTCCGGCGTAAATCGTGAAGCGTCCACGGCTCGTTATGGTGAAAATCTTTATACAATCTGCGCCCTTTAAGTGACACCGATTGGCGAGTACGATCCTCACCCAATAAAAGGCCCGTTTTACCCGTCTGCCTTTTCAATTCTTCCAGCCATGGGCGGATGCCTTCGGGAATCGACCGCACAATTTTTTCACGAGTTTTGCTGTGTTCTTTGGGAACCGTCCAGATCCATGAATGAAAATCCCACTCCGACCAGCGTGACAGCCTCACTTCCATCGTTCGAGCGCCAAACAGCACCAGAATTTTTAAAAGCCGTAGGTAGTAGGCTTGCTGGTCATCGCTATAAGTACAGCGCCACACATCCGCCAGCTCTCTATCGGATAGCACGCGGTCACGCTGGCCGGAAGGCTCGCCAACGTCCTGAATGGTGAGAATGGCAAGGGCATCACTGGAAGCGTAACGGCGAACCTTACAGAACCGTAACGCCTGTTTGCAGATCTGGAACATGCGCCCCGCTGTTTTTGGCTGCTTCTGACCTATTTCATCCAGACTCGCCACCCAATGGCGAGTTTCACAGCGGGTAAGCGGATAATGACCAAGACGCGGGTAGATGTGCTTTTGCAACTGTGCTCTAACCAGCTCCTCATCGGTGCGCTTTTTCCTGGCATATTTTGTTAACCAGTATTCCAGCGCATCTTTGACCGTCACCGGCTTAAGCGTTTCTTCGGTACTCAGTACCAGCTCGGTTTTAGGATCATGGCCGTTTGCCAGCCATTGCCGACACTGTTCACGTTTTTCGCGCGCGGCTTTTAGCGACATATCCGGGTAGCGGCCAAGTGTCAGACGTTCCAGACGGCTACCACGCCCACCAAGCCGATACGAAAACACCCAGCTTAATTGGCCTTGCCGGGAGGCTTTCGCGCTCAATCCTTCGCCATCGGCAAACATTGCAGGCGCATCACGTTCAACGCCCTGTAGCGCCTTTAGCTTTTTATCACTCAGCTTGTTAGTGCCCGCCAT